AATATTAAGCTCGCGGATAATCAGTTTATCGAGGTTAAACAGTATACCGCGTTACAGATTGCGAGCGCGTTCGGTATCAAGCCTTATCAAATAGGCGACTATACTAAGTCGAGTTACGCGAGCGCCGAGGCTCAACAATTAAGTTTTTATGTAGACACGTTGCTTTACATAATCAAGCAATACGAGGAGGAGTTAACTTATAAGCTCCTCTCCCCTAGCGAGATCGAGGACGGTCTACATTTCAAGTTTAACGTAGCGGTAATTTTGCGAGCGGATCTAAAGACTCAAATAGATAGCTTATCGACCGCCGTTAATAGCTTTATTTACACGCCTAACGAGGCTCGAGCCTTGCTAGACCTGGAGAGTAAAGAGGGCGGAGATCAACTACTCGGTAACGGTGCTAGTATCCCGGTACAGTATACCGGTTGTCAGTATACGGACCTCGAGGTCGAGGGTACCGAGACTCCAGTAATCGAGGAGACGGTCGAGTCGGATCCTAACGAGATAATTAATATTATCGATAATATCCGCTCCGGTCGTATCACTTACGAGCAAGGAATAGCGTTAATAACTATTACTATCGGATACGACGACGATACCGCTCGCGAGCTGCTAGGCGATCCTAGCGACTACGAGACGGTCGAGGAGCCTATCGAGGAGGAGTCGGAGGATAATCCTGTCGAGGAAAACGAGGAGGAAACTCCTAACGAGGACGAGTCCGACGAGGACTCCGGAGAGAGTGAGTAATCCGGATACGGAACTCAAATATAAAAATCTTAGAAAGGAGGAGAAATCGTGCCTAACGAATTTACAGAAACAGAAAAGACCGAGCGCGAGGGATTGGTTATTAAGTCCGCTAACGTCTCGGTACAAGAAGTAACGGACGAGGAACTAAAGAAAATTAATAAGTTTACTCTAGAGCCTCTAAAAGCCGAGGACGTATTTACTTTCAAAATGTCAATGTGTGATAACGAGTTAGACGATCGTAATTACGAGCCGTTTAATCTCCAGTCGCTTAAGGATATGAAAAAGTTATATATCGGTAAGACCGTTATTAAGGATCATTTCCGACGCGCCGATAACCAGGTCGCGAGGATCTACGATACCGAGCTTAAGTACGAGGACGGTAAGCTAACTCAAGCCGGCGAGCCGTTCGCGAGTTTGGTCGCTAAGTGCTATATGGTTAAGACCGCTACTAACGCGGATCTTATAGCGGACATTAAAGCCGGTATTAAGAAAGAGGTCTCTACTGGTTGTAAGGCTAAAAAGGCTATTTGTTCAATTTGTGGCGTCGATAACGTAAAAAGCTATTGCGTCCATTATTGGGGCAAAGAGTACGACAAGCCGGACGGATCAAAGGGAACTTGTTACTTTACGCTCGACGGCGTAAAGGAGGCTTACGAGGTATCTTTCGTAGCGGTACCGGCGCAACCTAGAGCCGGAACGACTAAGAACTACGGAGGCGTACCTGACGAAAAACCGGAGATTATTCCGGAAACAGAAACTAATCACGTTAACAAAGACTTAGAGACTAATCTTAGGATTAAAACTCTCGAGTCTTTTATTTTTTCTCAAAATGAAACGGAGGGTTTACAATATGAATAAGAAAATGAGAGAAATTATGGCAGCTATCCAGGTTAAGACTAGCGAGGCTAAGTCTTTTATGGACGGAGAAAACAAGGACGTAGCTAAGGCTAACGAAATCCTTAACGAGATCGACTCCCTTAAGGCGGAGTACGAAACAGAAAAGCGCCTTTTCGAAATGGAAAAGGAAATTAATACTCCTAGCGAGGGCGAGATCGAGGCTAAGGCTAAGGCTAACGCAGAAAAGGACTCTATCGCTAAGTTTGCGGAGGACGCTCGTAACGGCTTTAAGGCTAAGGCTATGAACGAGGGAACTGGGAGCGAGGGCGGTTATACCGTTCCGGAGGATATCCAGACTCGTATTACTAATTATAGAGACTCTAAGGCGTCTCTCCTCAATCTTGTAAAGGTAGAACCGGTTACAACAAAAAGTGGACAGAGAACTTTCAAAAAGAGATCTCAACAGACTGGATTTACTAAGGTCGGAGAGGGCGGAAAGATCGGCGCTAAGGGTACTCCACAGTTTGAGAGACTTTCTTACGATATCGAAAAGTACGCCGGCTATTTCCCAATTACTAACGAGTTGCTCGCGGATTCCGACTCTAATCTAGCTAATACTATTATCGAGTTTATCGGTGACGAGTCTAGAGTTACCGCTAATAAGTTGATCCTAGAACAGATCGCAACTAACGAGGCTATTAAGTTAGACGGTCTCGACGATATTAAGAAAGTCCTTAACGTAACTCTTGGATCCGCTTTTAAGGCTACTTCTAAGATCGTAACAAACGACGACGGTCTCCAGTATCTCGATACTCTTAAGAACGATAAGGGCGAGTATTTGCTACAGCCTAGTCCGGCGGATCCTATGAAGTTGGTACTTTGCGCCGGAGCTACTAGCGTACCAGTTGTAGTTATTCCTAACGCCGATATACCTACTCTTGAGAATAAGATTCCTATGATTATCGGAGATCTTAAGGAGGGTATTGTTTATTGGGATCGTCAGCATATGACAATCGCCGTATCTAATATTGCCCAGGTTGGCGACCTTAACGCTTTCGAGGAAGATCTTACTATCTATCGTGCAATCGAGCGCGAGGACGTAACTCCTAGAGATTCCGGAGCTTTCGTTAACGGCTATATCGAAGTAGTAGCCGGCTAATTATAGAGGAGGTGTAATTTATGCCTACAATAGAGGAGGTATTAGCCTATCTCGGTATAGATTATGCCGACGATATGGTTACTAAGAACGTCGAGCGGTCTATTAAGACCGCCGACGCTTATCTTAAAGGCTCGATCGGAGAGAACTATCCAGGCGACGATCCTCGCGTTAAAGAGTTAGCGCTAATCTTTATTAGCGACCTTTACGATAATAGAGGAATGATCGAAAAGGTAGCCGGAAATGTTCGCCGATTGGTCGACGATATGAGTCTCCAACTACGACTAGAGTTAAGTCGCGCTACTGGTGAGGAGGTGTAAATCGTGCTATACGATAAGCCTATTCTCATACAGAAAATAAACGAGGATACGGAGAAATGGGAGGATTTATACGTCCTACACGCTAGGGTAAATAAGTCTAACGGATCCGAGTATCTTAACGCCGGCGCGATACAATCTCGATCGACTCGAGTATTTGAGGTTAGATACTATAAAAACCTAGAGGATATCGACGATAAGCGAGGACTATATAGGATCATTTATCGCGGTAGGACGTACAATATTACGGATTACGACGATTACCAGGAGCAACATAAAACTATTAAGTTACTGGGAGTTACTTATGGCTAGTACGACGGTCGGAGCGTTAAGCGAGGCGATTAATAAAGAGTTAACTCTTTACGCTAAGGACGTTACCGAGGCTATCAAAAACGAGGCTAAAACTCATATGTCGGAATTAGTCAAGCAAACTAAAAAGACCGCTCCGGTCGGTAATCGAACTAAACATTATCGCGATAGTATTAGCTCTAAAAAGACGAGCGAGACCGATAGAGCCGTAGAGTTTACTTGGTACGTCAAAGGCTCCGACTATCGATTAACTCACTTACTCGAGGACGGACACGCTACTAGAGACGGCGAACGCGTCGAGGGTACTCACTTCGTAGAAAAAGCGAGCGATCCTATTCTTAAAGACTTCGAGGAGAAAGTAGAGGCGATAATAAAAAATGGTTAGAGAAATATTAACGGCGTCGGGACTACCTTTTAAGGAGTCTCGTTTTTTATCGCCTCCTAACTCGACTTACGCGGTTTATAGCGACTCTATAGATCGTCGAGGAGGCGACAATATCAATCTATTAAGTCAACACGATATTAGTATAGAGCTTTACGAATATACTCCAGATCCGGAGGCGGAATTAGCAATCGAGGACCTACTCGACGAGAGAGGTCTCGAGTATACTAAGGCGCCTCGCTACTGGATTAACGACGAGCAACTATACCAGGTCGTTTACGACTTCACATATTACGACAAAGGAGGACAAGAATAATGTCTAATAGAATTACTTTAGGCTCCGGACATTTGTACTGTATGCCTTATACGGATACAGTACCGGAGGTTGAGACAATTTGCGTCGAGGATAATCGCCTCGGCTATATCAAGGGCGGAGCAACTCTCGAGTATACTCCTACTTTCTACGAGGCTAAGGACGACCTCGGTTACGTAATTAAGACTATTATCACGGAGGAGACGGCTCTACTTAAGAGCGGTATCTTGACATTTAACGGTAATACTCTTAATAAGCTTTGCGATACTGGTAGAGTAACCGAGGACGCTACTAAGGGACTACGTACTATTAAGGTCGGCGGTATCGCTAACGCTACCGGCGCTAAGTACGTAATTTGTTTCCACCACGTAGACAAGATCGACGGCGATATTTGGGTAGTTATCGTAGGTAAGAACGAGGCGGGATTCTCTCTCGCGTTCGCTAAGGACGCCGAGACTGTTATCGACGCGGAGTTTAAGTGCTTGGCTCAAGACTCCGAGGGTACTCTTATTAAGTATATCGAGTCGGATAAGACTATTACAGCCGGCTAATAAAATGTTAAAGGGTTTAGCGGAGGATCTTAGAGTCCTCCGCTTTTCTTATATAGGAGGTTAGAAAAATGGCTAAAACATTGGATTTTACAACTGTTAAAAAGGAATATCTAACGGTAAAACTTAACGACGAAAAGAATACCGTTTTGTTGAT